GGACAAATCAGCCCATTCGACGATCGGGAACCACTTTGCCTTGACCCCCGGACCGGTTGCAGACTATGCACAGGACGCCTGGAAACGGGAGCGTGTAGCTCAGTCGGTAGAGCATCTGACTTTTAATCAGAGGGTCATGGGTTCGAGCCCCATCGCGCTCACCATATAAATCAAAGACTTAAGTCTCTGATTGGTGTGACCGTAAAGACCGTTTTACAGGTCGTTTTACAGTCGGTGTTCCCGATCTCTTCTTCTCGAGCCTGTCGATCGCCTGTTCAGCGAGCTTCACATCGCGGCTGAGATAGTGCGAATCAAGGATCGAGTTGACGTCCCGGAACGAATGTCCGGTGATGGTCGCGATCTCTTCGGCCGGGCAGCCGGCGAGCGCGAGGCGCGTCACGGCCGTACCGCGCAGATCGTGGAACGTCAGATCCTCGACATTGGCTTTCTGGACCGCACGGAAAAAGCTCGACTTGAAGCCGTCCGCTGTCCAGGCGCGGCCGTCTGACGAATTCAAAATGAATTGCGACTCGAGCCTGGGGATCTCGGCAAGAGTGCCTTGAAGGGTCGGGCCGACCGGAACGATGACTCGTCGCTTCGTCTTGCCCTGACGGAGGCGGATGTGGGTGCCGTCATAGTTGAACCATGTCAGCTTCAAGAGATCGCCCTGGCGCTGCCCGGTCCAAAGCGCGAGCATGACGACGTCGAACACCTCCGGCGAGCATACGGCGAACAGCCTGGCGAGGGCTTCTTCGGTCCAGACATTGTCGATCCGGTCGCTCTCGTAAAGCCGGCCGCCTTTTTCGCAAGGGTTGACGCTGATGTATCCACGGTTCTTCGAGACCGACATGAGGCGAGCCAGGACCGACCAGGCATAGTCTGCCATTCTCGGCTTACTCGCCAACGTATCGCGCCATTCCATGAAGGCGCCGCGCGTCTTCGGGCTGCTGAGCGCGGCGATCGGCATGGTGCCGAACTCATCGCCGATCTTGTCGAGCATCAAGGCGTAGTCGGTGCGGGTACGCTGCGCGAGCTTCGTAAACTCGGTGGCAGACTTGTATTTGGCGATCAGTGTACGGACCGTGGGTTGGTCGGCGATGCTGATCTGCGGACGCCTGAGGGCATCGAACGCCGCGCGAAATGCCGGCGTATTTGGATCTGTCAGGGGTCGCTCTGTCTTAGGATCGACGATGCGAGGGCCGCCGCGCCATGCGTAGTAGTAGAAGGCTGTCTCGCCGCCGGCGAGCCTCGCCTTAACGCAGTGAACTCCCTTCAGCTCGCTTTTCATTCTGCTTTCGCTTCCACGCGTCGAAGGCATCCTCTGGCTGTTCCTCATCTGCCGATAAGCCCGATCGTTTGTCCAGAGCACGATCGATGGCCTTGCGGTCCCATCGATGGGTGCCGGCCAGAGGGCCGGGCACGATGTTGCGTTTGACCCAGTCGTCAAGGCCGCGCGGCGTGATGTTGCAATAGGCTGCGGCCTCGGTCCTTGTCAGGCATCGCCGCGTGTTGGTGACGCTTGTCACGGTTGATGCTCCGGGTTGAGTAAATGACCCTTTGGCGGGGCCAAGCCGCTGATCGTCATCTCGGCCAGGACCGACCGTGAGACGCGCTCGATCGTCGCGCCATGGCGAATGTGGCCAGCGACCCCGCGCCTGATCGCCTTAAACAACAGATCGCGAGATGGTGCGGCTTCAGACGACGTCTGGCTGTCGCTTGGCGCCGCTATACCGCCGGCATCGACGGCCGCCACGATTGCGCTGATCAGGGCTGCGACCGGCACGGTGACACCGAGCTTGGTCAAGGCTGCATCGGCCGCGAGGAGCATGTTGGTCGTGTTGTGGTGTTCTGTCGTGATCATTGCGGGCACCCGCCAACTGGACGGGGCGATACAAGATCGACTAGGCGGAAGCCGAGATAGTGGATGCCCTTACTCAAGCGCTTGCTTTCGATGCCGACTTTGGCAACAGCGTTGCCGACCGCCTGGATGGTGGGCGGCGCCGGCCAGCTCATGAAAGGGCTGGCCACAAAGGCGTTGTAGAAGTCGGCCGCCTTGACCTTGGCTTGGGTGTCGCGTGCGCGATGCTGGTCCAGGAACTGGCCGAGCATCAGATCCAGCGGCTCGATTGCCGGCGCGTCGGGAACGATCGGCGCGGCCTCGGCGGTCGGCTCGTCCTGTGCATCTGCCGCGATGGCGTCCGCCATAGCATCCACGAGCGTCGGCGCCGGCATTTCGTCGAAGTCGGGCAGCTGTTCTTTTCCATCCTCGAATGGTCTGAGGCTATTGGGGAGCCAAGCCTTGTCGCGGGCCAGGATGGTTGCTGCCTCGGCAAGCGCGTCCTTCTTGTGCTTGCGGGCCGCGTTGATGTCTCCGCCACAATCCTCGATCGCTCGAAGAGCCGCGTCGCGGGGCGCGGCTGCAAAATAAGCCGCATAGTTGAAGGCTCCGCAGAGCGCAGGGCTGTAGGCCTCGCCGCAATATTCTCGCAACAGCATCGCGACGGCGGCCGTTTCAGTTTCGTCGGCCGGCCCACTGGATGGGTCGTAGTGGAACGACTTTCCCGGCGCCATGACGATCGATGCTGCAACGGCTTGCGCAAAGGCACTCATGAGATGTTCGCGCGGCGACAGCTTGCCCGCCATGGCGATGATGTTCGTCGCAGCGAGCGCGAAACTGGTCGCCGGCAAGTCTCTGATGTGGCCGTTCCGCGCCGTCGTCTGGAGGCGCACCGGCGACCGATTGGCCCTGGCCGTGAGAGCGGCGGTGGCGATCAGGATGGCAAGGTTCGGGCGATCGGCGATCAGCTTGGCGAAGACCGCGGTGCGGGCTTCGTCGATGCACTCGAGTGCCGCCTTGCCAGGCTTCTTTTCGATGGGGGACGCGGGTGCGGGCTCGGTTGCCTCGGCCGTCGACGGGCGCGTCGTGGTGCCGCCATTGTTCGCCTCGCCGGTCGGCGGAACGCAGCCGTATTCGATCACCAGTCGGCCGTCATGATGGTCGATCGACAGGACAATGGCGGCTTGCGCTCGCTGGTCGGCCGTCGATCCGCGCATGATGGCGCGCTTATTAAGCTCGGCCCGTTCAGCTTCGAACGTCGCGATGATCTGAGCGGCGGGGTCTTCTTGCGCCTCGTCGTCCAGATCGTGTTCGCTCTCAAAAGCCGCCATGGCAGCGCTCTCGCGCGTATCGATCGCTTCCAGCGCCTGTTTGTCCGTATCGGTCATAGCGACTGGCAGTCGCTGCCACGTCCAAAACCGTTCGATGTCTTGCAGAAGCAAGCAGGTCCCGAAGCCGTAACGGTCGAGCAGCTCGGTGCCCTCGGCCATCATCTTGTCGCGCGCCAGCTGCCGGAGGATCGGCGGATCGAGCAGCAACGAGAAGTCTTCGAAGAGGTTGTCGTCGATCCGGCCGCCGGCCGCCTGGTAGGCGTAGAGGCCGACATAGACAGCCTCGCCGCGGTTTGCCGGAACGCCACCGTCAGCGCGGAAATGGGATTTTACCGCCCAAGCTTGGAGCGATTGCAGATTGGTGTTGTCGACGAACGCGTCCTGGCTGGCGTGATCGGGCGCTTGAGTGAATTCGGCGGCGATCTCGGCCGACAGCTTTCCGTCGCGCCACAACTGGCGCACGCGTGGGCTGAGGCGATCGAGCGCGAGGCGCTGGCGGACGAAGCGCACCGGCCGGCCGAAGTTGGCCGCGATAGTTTCGACCGCGAAGCCATCGGCGGCGAGGCGGGCGAAGGCTTCGAATTCCTCGACCGGGTGCAGATCGCGGCGGATGACATTGGCGGCGAGCGAGATCTCACGTGCGTCGGCGCTGCCGACCTCGACGATCGCGACCGGCACGGGATAGTCGCTGTGGATGGTGCCGGCGTCTTCCATCGCGCGCAGGGCAGTGAAACGCCGACCGCCTTCGATGATGCAATAGGCCGGTGTGGCGGGACTGGAGAGCACGTTCCGCTCGATGATCAAGGGCTGCAGCACGCCCATGGCGCTAATCGAGGCGATCAGGTCGGCGACGTCGGCGACGGGCACTTCGGCACGTACGTTGTGGCGGGAAAGGCCACTCAGCATCCCGAGCGGTACAATGGTGAGCACGGGAGTGGTCAATGGCGTGCCTCCGCAGAGACTTCGGTATATTCGACCGGCAGCGCGCGCAGCGCGGCGTCGATCTGTTTGATGAGCGAGCCATCCGGGTCCGGCTCGCGACCAAGGGATGCGCGCGCGGCTTGCAACAGATGCGTCGCGGCGATGAGGACTTCCTCGGCTGTCGCGTGAGACGTGAAGGTCGTCTCGGCGCCGTCTTTGCCAGCCGGCATGATGGTGACGGCCACGAGGCTCGCTTGCGGTTCGCGCCGCAACGTGAGTCCGAGGCGCTCGAAGGCGGCTTGTGCCTTGAACGGTCTGTGAAACGAGAGGCTCACGGCTGGCCTCCATCGAGACGAGCGAACACCATCTCGGTCAGGCTGGCGGCCTGGACGGTCGACCGTGAGACGCGGTGGGGTTCGACTGATGATGCCAGGGCCAGAATGCCGGCCACGAGTGCGACACAAGCGGCCGCATCGATCGCGGTGCGGGTCGTGGCAACGGCCGCATGGCGAAAGCCATGTGCGGCGCGGGTGCGGGGCTGCACGTAGGGAGGCGGCGATCGGCGCAACGTCTCAGGCGGTAGATGCTCGCCGAACAACACCATGTGCATGCCGTCGCGCGCGAGCGCCGTGTTGATGGCCTCGGCGATCTCGTCATGCCGGCTGGTTTCGAGACGGCGAACGACCTCCAGCCAGACCTTGGTTCCGTGGATCAGCTTATAGGTCGTGTGGCGATCGGCGAAGTCGCGGGCATAGAGCGTGATGGCGTCGGGCCACCAGCTTCCTCGACCGTCATAGGTGATGACCGCTTGGCCGTAGACGGGGCGGTGCGAGGCCGTACCGCCTTCGCTCAGCGTGACGTAGAGAGCTTCGAACGGGAAAGTCAGCCGTCCACTGGACGGGTATCGGGGCAGGGGAAACATGGCGGGCTCCTGTTAAACAACAGGAGACTTAACCCATTTGCGGGTTACGTCAACTTATTTTACCCTGAATTGGGTTATGTGCCATATTGCTCTCGGCTGCCGTCCAGAAAAAAATGCTGACGTTAGTCGATACGAGGCGGTTAATATCGCTCGCGAGAACTGGCTGGCGATGTCCGAAAATGTTCATCGATCGCCTGAACAAAATTGTGAGTCTGGTAACCCATCGTCCCAAACAACACTCTAAAATGGTCGATGTTTTCTCCTGTGTAATAATAGGGGGAAGATAGGTCTATTCGTCGTTTTGACGTATACATGCTGGCCGCAAGGTAGTGCCCCTTTTGTAATGATGGGCCGCTCGGCATGATAATGCCGTGAGCGATCTGGTTCCTTTTAGCTGTTGCGTCTTTGTACGTTTTCATGACTGTCCGAAACCGAAGCTGCATATCGTTCGATGGGAAATCTCGAAAAAAAACCTCAGCAGCTTCGTCTATCAATGAGCTTCGTCCAGATGATGATTGGACCGCACCGAAAGCTCTTCGCGCGACGAACGATCCTCTTAAAGGGCGGATGAACCTAGCGAACAAGTGAGCAAAGGCTTGCTCTGTGCCTTCCCATGTTGTTAGGGCATGCCCTACAGCTAGATAGATGATTTCGGGGCTTCCCGACCCCTCATCGGCTATCGGCAGCGCTTGGGAGAATTCGTTCGGCATCAAAGATGAGCCTCAGGAAGACGAATGGAATTCGTAACCTTCTTGCACACGGCCAGTCGGTCATCGCTCGCAGCAAGTGCTCCGCTCGAGGTTAGTAGCACCGCAGAAACTAGCGCTTTCCCAGCCCGCATGATCAACCCTTCGAAAACTTGCCAACCACTCTGTAACATCGAACCCACTCGGCTCGATCCAGCGCGTAATCCTTCGCCGGATTGTACTGAGTGACGCGCCACTCCGTTGCACTGAAAGTGCGGAGTCGTTTGATCAGCGCGCGTCCCTGATTGTCTTGGTCGCCATACAAAATGACGTCCGTATCACGGCGGTGGCTCAACATTGGGTTGACCCACACTTTGTCGCCGGGTTCGAAGGCTGGAACCATCGACTCACCTTCGATCAACACAGCAAACGCATTATCGACGTTATCAAGCGTGAACGGTTTAGGGAGATACTCATAGGGCTCACTGGAAATGACGAGAGCCCCGTTCCCACCTTCCGCGCTCGCAAATACCGGCATCACGGCGCGATCGGTAAAGAAGCGTGGTGGCGCGCGATATTGAACGCTGCTCGGATCATTAGCGGGCGCAGGGGCATCCAGGTCTAGGGCTCGCAATATCTTAAGTCTTGTTTCGAGTTTGACAGAGCCACCTTTCTCGACCCGGTCGATTGTCGACTGGCTGGTCTTGGCTTCCAAAGCCAAGCGATCTTGGCTCCAGGAACGGGCGGTTCGCGCGTCAGCCACTTGCTTGCCGAGGTCAATGCTCATGAAGCGATCATACCCGGTTTGTGGTAACTTATTTTACCCTATTGTGAGTAACCCAAATATGGGTTATTAATGGGTTATGGTCGAAACCCGTAACACCATCATCGAACGTGCGATCGTCGAAGGCGGCGGATCCCAAGCCGAGCTTGCACGCCGTTGCGGATGCGCTCAGCAACATATTTCAAAGCTTTTGAATGGCGAAGTAGCGATCTCTGCTGGCCTTGCAATGGCAATCACCCGAGCAACTGATGGTCGGGTCCGCATTGCAGATCTCATGCCCGATCTCGTCGAGGCAGTCGCGAGCGAGCTTGGTGTTTCAGTCTCGAATGCTCTAGCGCGTTCGGAGGCTTCTGCATGCCTCGCTCAATAGCTCACGCGTCTATATTTGCAGACCACATCTTCGCGGCCTTCGTCGCGTTTCCAGCTCCGCACTGGACGGTCCAGTGCGGAGGATTACCCGCCTTTCTGGTGGTTTCCTCCCTTGACTTGCCGGGGAGGTTCCGGCGTTTGCCGCGCCCTGCCTTCCCGGTCTTTTGGGGTGGTTCGTCGTTTCGTCGGCCCGTTCGCTGCTCGCCCGCCAAGGTGTTTGCGATCGTGCCACGCACTTTCAGTGAGGTTGCCTGATGCGCGATCTCGCTCCTTTCGCTTCCGCAGCACCAGCCCCGATGCACACAGCATCGGGGATCGGCATGCGACAGTCTGGTGGTCAAAAGACCTACAAATCGGCGGAGATTTCTGCCCAACTTGTCGGTCATCGGCTCTGCGTCTTTCTGCGGCGGCTGCATCCGCACAAAACGATCGACCGCGTTGCAGCCGATACCGGGATATCGCGGGCAACCGTCGCCAAGTGGATCGAGCGCGAAGGGTCGCCGAGCGTGCCGGCGCTGATCAAGCTCGGTCTCGCCTACGGGCCGGACCTAATGCTGGCTGTGGCGCCCGAACTCGCCTGGCTGGTGACGATCGCCAAGCTCACGCAACACCAGGCGCTCGAGGCGCAAATCGACCAGGTCGAGACGGATCTGTCCGCTGTGTTCGACCAGCTCCGGGGGCGCCGATGACCGGGCTCGATCTCATCCGCAAAGCCTTGGCGCTGCCGGTGCGCTTGTTGGGTTGGGTGCTGTGGCTGGTCGGCTTCACCGGAACAACGCTGGCTCGGCAGGTGGCGAGCTTCGCCCATTGGATCGAGGGGAAACGATGAGCGAGCAGAGCACAAAGCCCGGCGTGATCGGCGCCACCATCCTGACGTCGACGGGACGCTATTTCGATTTCGAACGGCCCGATCTGAGCGACATTCAAACCGGCGACATCGCCACCGGCTTGTCGAACATCTGCCGCTTTGGTGGTCAGACCGCGGCCTTCTATTCGGTGGCACAGCACTGTGTCCTGGCCAGCCATATCGTGCCACCGGCCGATGCCTTTGCGGCGCTGATGCACGATGCGGCGGAGGCGTATCTTGGCGATGTGACATCCCCGCTTAAGCGGCTGCTGCCCGACTATCGCGTCATCGAAAGCCGCGTCGAGGCGGCCATCGCAACGCGGTTTGGCCTGACGCTGCCGTGGCCGGAGTCGGTCAAGATGGCGGACCTGCGGCTGCTGCGAACCGAGCGACGCGACTTGATGAGCGGGGCCGGGGGCGAATGGCCCGGCATGGAGCATTACGAGTGCTTGCCGGAAGAGATCTGGCCGATGCTGCCGGCGGATGCCGCCGCGCTCTGGACAGCCCGGTTCAATGAGATTGCCCCGCTGCATGCGGTGCGGGCAGGGCGCGCTTGAGCGTCGCCCTCGATCTCTTCGGGCCGCCGATCGCCAAGCCACGCACGGCCGCGCCGGCCACTGTGAAGCCGCTCACGCTGCGCAATCCGAACGGGGCGTTTCGCTGTGTCGCTTGCGGGGCGGACGCCCATTTCGGGTTTCGGCAACGGCTGGGCGAACCGCTCGCCGGCGCTTGGTATTGCGGCGCCCATAAGGGGCAGGGCGACTGATGGCCACGATCTTCGATCCCGCCGCCTTCCCATCACCGCCGCCAACCGTGCGAGCGCGCATGCCGCAGCGGCGCGGCCACGAGGGGTTCAACCTCGAGCATGACGGGATCGCCTATCATCTCGGCGTCGGGCGCTATCCCGATGGCACGGTGGGGGAGCTGTTCCTCTCAACCGTGAAAGCATCCTCGGCCCTGAACGCCTTGGCGCGCGACGTCGCCATCACGCTATCGGTCGGGCTGCAGAGCGGCGTTCCGCTCGCGGCCTATCGCAAGTGCGTCCAGCGCCAACCGGATGGAACGCCCGCCAGCCTGCTCGGCACCGTGTTGGATTGCATCATGCTGCATTTCCCGCCGAAGCCAGAGCGGCCGGCTGATCCGGCGCCAGCGCCTAAGCCCTTTTCGACTCCGACGCCCGTGCCTGCGATGGAGCCCGTTGCCTGATGGGCGAGGCGAGCCGCCGTTCCTCTCAGACCGACCGCGCCTTCGATGCCTGGATCGACGATGCGCGGGCCATCAAGGTCGTCGAGGAATTGAGCCGGCGCGGCCATTTCGGCCGCATGAAGCGGGCCGGCGCCGAGTTGGCAGGGCCGTGTCCGCTCTGCGGTGGCACAGATCGGTTCTCGGTTCATCCGGCCAAAAACATTTGGAATTGCCGCAAATGCGATGCCGGCGGCGATGCCATCGCGCTGGTTCGAAATGTCGACGGGCTCGATTTTCTCCGCGCCGTCGAGCTGCTGACCGGTGTGGCGCCTCCCGGCCATCATGCGGCCGAGACGCCGGCCGACCGTGCGGCGCGCGAGGCGCGGCAAGCCGCCTATGCGGCGCAGGCGGCGCGTGAGGATGAGCGGCGGGAGGCCGAGGCGCTCGACTACCGTGATCGCGAACGTGCCCGCATGTTCAAGGTGTGGCGCGAGGCGCGGCCGATCGCCGGCACGATCGTCGAGCGCTATCTCGCGCTGCGCCGCGTCCAGGCACCGGCCGAGGCGCGGCTGCGGTTCCTCCCCAACTATGCGCTTTGGTCCGGGCCACAGCCTAGCGGCACAATCGTGCATCGTGGGCCGGCCATGATGGCCGCGATCGTCGGCCCGGACGGTAAATTCGGCGGGTTGCATACGACCTGGATCGATCTGACCGACCCGGACGGCAAGGCGCGGGTGCCGGACCCAAAAACGGGCGAGTTCATCCCGGCCAAGAAGGTTCGCGGCTCCAAGCGCGGCGGCTCGATCCTGTTGGCCCAACCGGGTGGACCGGACGCGACGGTGCTGTTCCTCGGTGAGGGGATCGAGACCGTCCTGTCGGTGCTGATGGCGCTGATCGCCGCTCAATCCGACGTGCTGGGCCTGGCGGAGTTTCGATCCTCGGTCGATCTCGGCAATCTCAGTGGCAAGGCCGCCGGCAAGGTCGCGCATCCGCACGACACCACGACCGACAAGAATGGCCGCATCCGGCACGTGCTGGTCGGCAATGCTGTGCCAGACCTGAAAGACCGCGATGCGGTGATCGCGATCGGCGCGACGATCGAGACGATCGTGCTGATCGGCGACGGCGATAGTGACCCGTTCACGACGCGCCTTGCGCTCGAGCGTGCAGCCGCCCGGTTCAACGCGGCTTATCCGTGGGTGGAAGTGCGCTTGATCATGGCGCCGCCGGGCAGCGACTTCAACGATGTGTGGCGCGCAACCCCCGATGCGGACGAAACGAACCATCAGGCTTCGGAAGAGGCGGTGACCGCATGACCATTCCGGATCGCCCCGACGATATCGTGCGGCGGCTCGCGGGCGCCGAGATCCTGCGCTTTCCACGCGCGTCCGCCCCTTCATCTGCCGCTCCTGCGGCCGTAAACGACGAGTCCGAACGATCCTCCCAACCGGGAGCCTCGTGGGAGGATGCGGGCAATCCGGGCGGCAGCGGCCACGGCGGCGGGAGCGCCGGCGACGATGGCGAGCGCGATCGGCGGCTCGGGTTCTTTCAGCTCACGGATCTCGGCAATGCCGAGCGGTTTGCAGAACGCCAACGCGGATATTTACGGTATTGCGCCGCGCTCGGCTGGCTGGCTTGGGACGGCAAGCGCTGGAAGCGCGACGGCGCCGAAAAGTTCGTCAAGCTGGCTGAACATCAGACCGTCCGGGCGATCCAGGCCGAGGCGGCGGCGATCCGCAACACGAGCGCTGACTATATCGTGGTTGCGGAAACCCCGAGAAAGGACGCGGTCTGGTATTCCGACAAGGTGAAAGCGTGGGGCCGAACCAGCGAGGGAGCGCAAAAGCTCGTCTCGATCTCGAAGCGCGCTGCCGCCATGCTGTCGATCGAGGCCGAGCAGCTGGACGCCGACCCGATGTGCGTCAACGTGCAGAACGGCACGCTGCGCATCCGCAAGCATGAGGCCGACCCGTATGTGACGTTGCATCCGCATAACCCGGATGACTTCATCACCAAGATCTCGCCGGTGTCCTACGACCCGGATGCGATCTGCCCGCAATTCGATCTCTTTCTCGACCAGGTGCATCCGGCGATCGAGGGTCAACCCATCAACGCCATGCAACGGTTCCTGCATCAGTGGGGCGGGCTATCGCTGACCGGCGATGTTGGCGAACAGAAGATGACCTTCCACTACGGCAAAGGCCGGAACGGCAAGGGCGTGTGGGTCAATACCGTGTCCTACGTGGCGGGCGACTATGCCGGCTCGATCGCGATCGAAAGCTTTCTTGATAGTGGCAAGGCGCGGGCCGGAGGCCAGGCCACGCCTGACATTGCCGATCTGCCCGGCGTGCGCTTCCTGACCACCAGCGAGCCCAAGAAGGGCGCCACGCTGGATGAGGGCCTGGTGAAGCTGTTCACAGGCGGCGACCCGATGAAGGCGCGCCATCTCAACAAGGATTTCTTCGAGTTTCGGCCGCAAGCCAAGCTGACCATGCAGGGCAATTATCGGCCTCGGATCTCTGGCACCGATGAAGGTATTTGGGGCCGCATCATTCTCGTGCCGTGGGGACAGTTCATCCCGCCTGAAAAGCGCGATCCTCGGCTGTTCCTCAAGCTGCAGGCCGAGGGCTCTGGCATTCTCAATCGCCTGCTCGACGGCCTCGGCCTGTGGCTCGACCAGGGCCTCATGGTGCCCGATAAGGTCAAGGCCGCGACCGAAGCCTATCGCAGCGACAGTGATCCGCTCGGCCGCTTCCTCGAGGCCTGCACGCGCCAGGCGCTCGGCGAGAAGGTGCAATCATCAGACTTCCACGCGGTGTTCTCGGCATGGGCCAAGGTCAACGGCGAGACGCAATGGACGCCGAAAGGTTTGGGTTCGGCGCTGATCGAGCGCGGGTTCGTCAGCCGTAAGTCGAGCATCATCTACTGGCTCGACGTTCGTCTGATTAAGACGGCCGACGACTTCATCGACCCGCACGGCCAGCCTCGGCACGGCGGTATGGCGGACCCCGGCCCTGATGCAGCGGACATGGAAGGAGATTTTGAGCCGTGATCCTCCCGTCCCTCCCAACTTTGGGAGGATTGCCGACCTTCTAACCTCTTGATCTTCCAAGCGTTGGGAGGATTAGGGAGGATTGGGAGGATTTTCCGTAAGCCCGCGTATGAGAGAAAGACACGAGAGTAAAAGCCCCTAGGGGCTTCATAGAGAATAATCCTCCCAATCCTCCCTAATCCTCCCAAAGCCAATTAAATCAATGGCTTATCAACGGGAGGATCGCTCAAAAGTTGGGAGGATGGGAGGATGGGGCGAAAACAGGCCTGAAAAGGCTTTAGCCGCGATCAACAGCGGTTTCCAACAGACTTCGGGGATGAGACGGGCAGGAGGCGCGGGCGGGGATAGACCATGCTCGCTGAATACAAACTTGACTGGTATGCGGTCGCGACGAAACCAAAGAACGAAGAGCGCGCCACCAAGGCGCTTGAACAGCGGTTGCGGTTGGTGACATTCGCGCCATGGCACCGAGTCGAGATCCGCAAGCGCGGCAAACGGTTCACCAGCCAGCGCCGGCTGTTTCCCGGCTATGTCTTCATCGGTATGCTCCGTGAGCACGAGATGTGGCGGCAGGTCGAGGAACTGGACGGCATCCACGGGTTCGTGGGCTTCGGGTGCGGGCCGGAACTGATCCCGCCGAAAGAGATGCAAAAGCTGTGGATCGGGTTGCGGGCGAATGCCTTTGACGTGCGGCTGAGAACAGCGGCAGATCGCGGCATCGTTCCGGGTGCAGCCGTTCGGGCCACCAGTGGGGCCTTCGCCGGCTTCTGTGGGACCATCGCCGGCGCGCCAGAAGACGACCGCGTGGCCGTGTTTTTCACACTGTTCGGTCGCGCTTCGCCAATCATCATGGGGCTTGACGCGATCGAATCGGTCGCATAGAGGTCGAGATAGGACGAGCGGTTGAACAGTGTCGTTACGACGTTGGGCCGCCCCAGGTGAAGCGAACAGCTTTAGCCGCCATGGTGTCCTATGGAACGAACGGCCCGATGCGAAAGCATGCGGGCCATTTTCGTTTCTGATCTCCTTTGACACTGAGATGCGAGCCGACGCGATCGGCCGATCATCCCTATGGAAGAGGTTACGATGGACGTGTTCAATCGCGTGAGAGAGTTGCTGGCCGAGGCGCGCACGGAAGTTCAGACGCTCGTGTCGACCACCACCACTGTGGTCCAGCAGCTCGAGACCGAGGTCACCGAGTTGGTGACAATGGTCAAGACGGCGAACGCCAACACGGCGGCGGCTGCATCGGGCGCTTCGCCCGTCGTCGACGCCGCAAGCACTGGCACCGTCACGACCGGCTGATGCCGTTCGCACCGAATATGCTTCGGCCGCGCGGACAAGCGCTCGGTCAGGCCAACAGCGAGTATGAGGCGCGCCGTGGCCAGCAGCCCTGGCGCACTTGGTACAAGACGGCTCGATGGCGGACGCTGAGGCAATGGCAGCTCAACACCGAGCCGCTCTGCCGGATCTGCACCGCAGAGGATCGCCTGACACCCGCGACCGTCTGCGACCACGTCATGCCGCATCGTGGTGATGAGGCGCTATTCTGGTCAGGGCCGTTCCAGTCGCTCTGCGAGCGGTGCCACAGCCGGGACAAGCAGCGCGAGGAACGAGCGGGATCGTCGATCGCCGCAAGGTCTCGCTAAATTGCCTAATTCGCCGGCGCTAATTGAACACTGAGCACCTGCCTCAGTCGAACAAGAATATCGAGCGATTCCAACAGTTTAGCCTGCTGACGTCGTAGGATCGCGAGTTGCTCTTCGACTTCGCGCATTGTCAACTCTGGCGTGTCGTCGCCACTAGTCTGATCAATGCGCTCTTTGATTTCGGTCAGAGTGAACCCAAGCCGTACCTGAGACAGCACGTAGTCGAGACGCCTGATCTGATTTTCATTGTATTTGCGCGTCCGACCAACGCGATCGGGGGTTACAAGGCCGCGTTGCTCATAGAAACGAAGAGTTCTCTGCGTGACACTGAACCGCTTCGCGACGTCTTCTATGCCGGCATATTCTTCGTTTTCAGGCAGCAAAGGTTTCATGCCGACAGTCGGCATCGCGTTGTCCATCTGAGGCGCCAAAGTAAGAGTATGAGACGCGTACCCTCGGGTAACGCTGGGTCAATGGGACGCGTGTATTTGCACTTGACCAAGCGGAAGTCTAATTATTTCTGATTTGAAATGATTGAAAACGTTTCACGCCTAAGTTGCGTCATTTCCATTCCGCTGCAGTCGGCCATCGGCCAGGCGGGGGTGGGTCAAAAGTCCAGGCCTGCCCCACTAAAGACCGGTCATTCAAAAACGCGTTTTTCTCCGCAAAATTGCAGGAATAGTTTTTTTAATGGGACGTCGACCTGACACGCCAGAGCTGCAAGCCGCCAAAGGATTTCCGGGCAAACGGAGGTCTCGCGTCGAGCGCCAGGCCGAGCGCGCTGCGGAAATCGCGGCTCTGCTTGCGTCGGCGCCGGGCGAGACGGCCGATCCGCTCTCGCCGCCGGCGTTGCTGCACCATCCGATGTGCGCGGCGGCCCTGGCGGTGTGGCGCGAGTATGTGCCGCGTCTCGTGCGCTACAACCTGCTCGTGCCGCTCGATCGGCACACGTTCGCGATGTTCTGCGTCTACACGGCCGAGTTCGCCGAGGCGCATCAGGACGTCGTGAAGCGCGGCTACTCGTCGCCGGTCAAGACGGTGTCGGGCGACAAGATGGACCGCGTCAATCCCTCGGTGGATCGGCGCGACAATGCGCAAAAGATCATCCTCGACATGGCGAAGCGATTCGGTCTCACGCCGCTCGATCGCTTCTCGCTGATCGGTCACCAGGCCGCCGCGCGGGGTGGCCTCTTCGATCAGCAAGCCAAGCCGACGACCGCGCCAACCGCCGATCAGACCGAGGTCGAGCCGGATGGCTTGCTCGGCCTCATGGACAGTTTCGACAGCGCGCCCCCTGGATCGCTGCAGTGAGCCTTGGATACAGCCGAAAAAATCGCCGATCTGCCACCGCCTCAACCGCCGCATGCTGTCGAACCCGCGTGGATCTCGACGGCGGCCGACGTGCATGGGTGGCGATGGGTGCGGGTCGCGTGGCAGCGCGCGGCGGCCGTGCCGGGCGCGTGGTTCGATGCGGCCAAGGCCGACAAGGTCGTGGCGCTGTGGCCGACGATCTTCCGGCTGACCGAGGATCGGTTCGACGGGCATCCGTTCCACCTCGCGTTCTGGCAAGAGGTCACGGTCCGGCTGCTGGTCGGATGGAAGGCACCGGTCGAGATCGTCGATCCGGCGACGCGTCTGCCATCGTTCGTGCATGTGCGGATCTTCCGCCGTCTCATGCTGTGGGTGCCGCGTAAAAACGGCAAAAGCGAGTTTCTGGCAGCGCTCGCCATCCTGTTTTGGAGCGTCGAGGGCGTCCAGGGCGGGCAAGGCTATTGCTTCGCGCGAGATGAAAAGCAGGGCGATGTCCCGCTCAAGAAGATGAAGGCGATCATCGCGAAGGATGAGCGTCTCTCGGGCTCCATCACGTCGCTGAAAAAGTCGCTGTGGATCCCGGAAAAGAGCGCCAGTTTCGAGCTACTGTCGGGTAAGCCGGATGGCAAACACGGCCGCTCACCGACCGTCAGCGTCGGCGATGAGATGCACGAGTGGAAGACGCTGGACCTGGCGACCTTCATTCGCCAGGGCATGGGCGCCCGGCTGCAGCCGATCGAATTATTCGCCTCGACGGCGGGGCTGCGGTCGGCCCGTATCGGCTATGACCTGTTCGACGAAAGTCAGAAGATCATCGACGGGCCGATCCTGCCGCCGGGCGATGGCGACGACGAGGGCCATGGCCTTTACGACCCGTCGACCCTGGTGGTGTTGTTCGCCGCCGATGCCGATGACGATTGGCAGGATGAGGCGGTTTGGCGCAAGGCGAACCCGAACCTCGGCCTGTCGCCGACCATCGATTTTCTGCGGCGCGAGGCCAAGCTGGCGAAAGCCAACCCGCGCGCCGAAAGCAACTTTCGCCGCTACCACTTGAACCAGTGGGTCGAGGCGGTGTCGCGCTGGATTCCGGTCAAGAAGTGGGACGCTTGTGCGCCCGATCCGCTCGCCTGGAAGCGCTACGCGGACGAGCTGCGTGGCCAAACCTGCTACGGCGGCTTCGATATTTCTTCGACGCGGGACATCACGGCGCTGATCTGGTGGTTTTTGCCGACGATCGAGATGCCGCGCGTGCGCCTGGTGGCCCGATTTTGGGCGCCGGCCGAGAATATCGAGGCGCGGTCAAAGACTGACCGCGTCGATTATGACCGCTACGTCGCCATGGGGGCACTCGAAACGACGCCGGGCGATTATGTCGATCAGTCCTATGTCCAGGCGGCCATCGCCGAGGGCATGACCCGGTATCAGGTCGAAAAGATCGGCTACGACCCCTGGAACGCGACGAAGCTCTACACCGACCTCGTCAACGAGGGGATGGACGGCGAGCGCTTCGTCCAGGTGCGCCAGGGCATCCCAAGCCTCGGCGAGTCGACCAAGCAGTTCGAAAAGCTCGTCTATGCCGGCTTGCTCGACCACGGCGGCCACCCGATTTTGCGCTGGATGATGGGAAATACGCTCGTGCGATTCGACCGGAACATGAATTTTGCGCCCGATAAGGAGCATTCCCGCGAGAAAATCGACGGGATCGCGGCCTCGATCAACGCCAATGCGGTGGCGCTCGCGGCCGAAACCGTTCCGTCGTTCGACGACGTCTTGAACAGCATCGCCGCGTGACGATCCTCTCGCTTCTCAATCCGCTGGGATGGTTCGGTAGCTATCGCGCCAAGCTGTCGGGCGGCCAGGTCGCCGGGCAGCAATCCAGTGGCGGCGGCGCGGACGATTCCTATTCGGGCAAGGCCGTCACGGCCGAGACGGCGCTCACGCACTCGACCTATTGGGCCTGTGTGAAGCTGCTCGGACAGACGATCGGCACCCTGCCGCTCAACCTCTATCTGCAGGCCACGGATGGCAGCCTGACACCGGCCGTCGACCATCCGCTTTACGACCTGCTGCATTATCAGCCGAACGCCAACCTGACGGCGGTCGAGTTTTGGGAGGGTGTCGGATCCTGCATCGCCGTATGGGGCAATGCCTATGTGCTGAAGCAGTATATTGGCCCGCGCCTGGTGGCGCTCGATCTGTTGCGGCCGTTCTGGATGAGCGTGTTTCGCGGTCAGTATGGCCAGCCGGTCTATCGTTACACGGACCCGTTGCTCGGTCAGCGCGACTACACGGCCGCTGAGATGTTCCACGTCAAAGGGTTCGGCTTCGGCGATTTCGTCGGCCTCTCGGCGCTGCAGTTCAATCGGCAGTCGATCGGCACGGCCCTGGCGGTCGATGAGGCGGCAGGAAGTGTGTTCCGCAACAGTATGCGCATGAGCGGATGGTTTCGGTTCAAGGGCGGCAATGGTGTCCTGACCAAAGAACAGACGCATGCTGCCAAACAGCGCCTCATCGATCCTTATTCCGGGTCGGGCAATGCAGGCGTTCCAGGCATTCTGCCCGGCGATTTCGAATGGATCCCCACGAGCATGAACCCGGTCGATGCGCAGATGCTCGATAACCGGCGGCTCAATGTCGAAGAGATCTGCCGAGGCTTCGGCGTTCCGCCCATGATGATCGGCCATGCTGCAGCGGGGCAGACGATGTGGGGCACGGGCGTCGAGCAGATCATGCTCGGCTTTTTGACCACGGGGTTGCGGCCCTACCTGCATCGGATCGAGGCGGCCATCGCCCGCGACATTATCGGCCGCGCCGATCGCCGCGTCCTCGTGGCGAAATTCGACGTCGACGAGCTGTTGCGCGGCGACAGCAAGGGGATGGCCGAAACCGCCTCGCAGCTCGCCAATGCCGGCGTGAAAACCCGCAACGAAATCCGCCGCTCCTACAGCCTGCCGCCGAAACCGGGTGGCGACACGCTCACGGTGCAGTCGGCCTTGCTGCCGATCGAGATGCTCGGCCTGGTGGCCAAGCTGCCGAAGGATAAGCCGGTCGAGGCCGGCGCCGACACTATGCCCAACCCGGAGGATAAGGGTCTCTGATGCGCTTCAACACCTATGTGGCACCGTTCGAAGTGAAGCTCGCCGGCGACAGTCCGGCCGGCGAATTCGAGGGTTATGCCTCGGTCTTCGGCGTTCAGGACAGCCATGGCGACGTGATCCGGCCTGGCGCTTTCGCCGATACCCTGGTCGAGCGGAAAGCCGCCGGCCGCAGCCTGCCGATGCACATCATGCACGGCGTGTTTGGCGGCGATGGCCTGCCGGTCGGCGTGTGGAAGAGCGTCGCCGAAGACAGCAAGGGGCTTTACGTCCAGGGCAAGATTTCCGGCGCCAGCAATACCGATGGCGGCAAGCTGTTGACCGAGCGCGTGCGGGATGGCGCCTTGTCGGGCCTCTCGATCGGCTATCGGGTGAAGCCGAACGGGGCCACTTACGGCAAATCGGCCGGCGAACCCAAACGGACCCTGTCGGCGCTGCATCTGAATGAGATCAGCCTCGTGTCCGACCCGTCGAACCCACAGTCGACGGTCTTGAGCGTCAAATCCGCCTTTGACGGCGCCGATCCCGACGCGGCAGCCGACTCGGTCGCGGCGGCCATCCGCCTGCATGACAAGACGATGGGCGACACCTATTCGTCGAGCACGCCGAAGGACAAGGCGCTGCTGATGGACCACTTGCGCAGCGCGCATGCGGCGCTGACTGGCTCGCGCTCGCCCGATGGTCTCGAGGGCTGGACCAAATCGATCAGCCGCGCCGACTTTGTGGCGGGGCTCCGCACCGCGTTCGGTGTGTCGGACGATGACGCGCGCGAAATCGCCGATCGCGCCTTCGAAGGAAAACAGGCGCCCGCATCAAACGACCCGTCGCCGCTGATCGGCCTCGGCTCGCTGCTGAGCGGCTTCTCGATGCCGAAATTCGGCTGACCCCTTAAACCTTGGAGAAAATTGATGGTTCGTCACGTGCTTGCTTTGCGCGGTGCTTCCGCTTGCGCGATTTTTGCTGCGGCCTATGGGCCTCGGCCGGTGATGGAGATGGAAAGCGGCAGCGGCGGTGGTGGCAGTTTCGGTCGCGCGATGGTGGCTGCGGCCTTCGTGCTTCTGCCGGTCATGGAAATGGAAAACGGCGGCGGTGGTGGCAGTCCTGAAAAGGAAATGATCCAGCTCGCGAAAGACTTCAAAGTCGCGACCGATGAGGTCAAAAGCTTTGCCGAAAAGGCCACGACCGAGCTGAAGAACCTCGGCAAGATCACCGATGAGACGAAGACGAGTGCCGACAAGGCGCTGACCGACATGAACAGTCTCTCGGCTCGAGTCACCGAGGTCGAGCAGAAGATTGTCCAGCGCGGCAACGGCACTGGTCCCGACGAGAGCAAGTCGATCGGTCATCGCTTCGTCGAAAACGACGAGGTGAAAGCCGCGATGGGGCAGGGCATGCGGTTCCGCGGTCGTGTCTCCGTCGAGGTCAAAAACATCACCTCGGCTTCGACCACGGGCGCCTCGGCTACGACCGGCCTGGTGGTCGCCGATCGCCAGCCGGGCGTCATCAGCCTGCCGAATCGTGGCCTGGTCGTGCGCGATCTCCTGATGCCAGGCCGCACCGCGTCGGGCAGCATCGAATATGTGCGCGAGAACGTGCTGTCCCTCAACGCTGCGACGGTTGCGGAAAACCCGTCTGCGGCCAAGCCGCAGTCTGACATCACCTATTTGATGCAGAACACGCCGGTGCGGACGGTCGCGCATTTTATCATGGCGTCGAAGCAGATCCTCGACGACGCGCCGCAGCTGCAGAGCCAGATCGACGGCCGTCTGCGGTACGGCCTCAGCTATGTCGAGGATTTGCAGCTGCTCGCCGGCGACGGCACCGGCACCAACTTGCTCGGCCTGTTGCCACAGGCGAGTGCCTATGCGGCGCCGGCCGGTGTGACCGTCACGGGCGAAACCAAGATCGATCGCCTGCGCCTTGCCATGCTGCAGGCCGTGTTGGCGCTCTATCCGGCCACGGGCCACGTGTTGCATCCGACCGATTGGGCCTCGATCGAGCTGACGAAGGATAGTCAGGGCCGCTACATCTGGGCCAACCCGGCCGGCTTGATCGGGCCGACCATGTGGGGCCTGCCCGTGGTCGAGTCGCTGGCCATGACGCAAAACCACTTCCTGACCGGCGCCTTCAAGATGGCGGCGCAGATCTTCGATCGGGAAGACGCGAACGTGCTGATCTCGACCGAAGATACGGACAATTTCCGTAAAAACATGGTGACGATTCTCGCAGAAGAGCGCCTGGCGCTCGCGGTCTATCGGCCGGCCGCGCTGATCACCGGCACATTCCCGGTCGTCGCCTAAGCCTCGCACGGCGGGGCTTCGGTCCCGCCGTCCTGTCCTGTACATTTTCCGAGGGTGTCCTCATGTCCATTACGATGACGGCCAAGAAGACTTTTACGAATATCCGGGTGACGGGGCCGCGTCCCGACGGGTCGATCGTCGCCGGCGACACGTTCACGACCGACTGGGATCACGCCAAAGATTTGGCGCGCCTTGGTCTCGCGACGGCTGACGACGCGACGGCACTCGAGACCGAGCCTCACGACCTGGTGAAGCCGCATAACCAGATCTCGGTCTCCGAGCTTGCCGCGACGAATGCGCGTCGGGCCAATGCGCGTGGTGACAAGCCGTCCGCTGCGCCCGTCGCCGGCGCTACGGCTCCGGCCGTCAGCACGGCTCCGGCCGTCACCAAGGCCTGATCATGCCTGTCGTCGTCGTCACGCCGCCCGATCCGATTATCAGCTTGGCTGAAGCCAAGAAGGCCATCCGGGTCGACTACAATGACGACGACGATCTGATCGAAGCGTTGATCGCGGCCGTCACGCAAGCTGTGGATGCGCCGAATGGTTGGCTTGGCCGAGCGCTTGGCCTGCAGACTCTCGAATTGCGCGCCGCGCATTTTCCCGGCTGCTGCTGGCACGGTCACGCGTGCTTCGAGCCGCATTTCGAGCAATGCCTGTTCCACACTGGTCAGCATGTCGTGCTGCCGTTTCGGCCCGTCCGATCCATCGTCAGCATCAAATATCTGGATCTCGCTGGCGTCCTGCAGACGATGGATCCGACTGCCTACAGCCTGAGTGACGACGTTCTGATGCCGGTCTTTGGCACAGTCTGGCCCGCCGCGCGGCTTCAGCCTGGCGCGGTGCAGATTCAATACACGGCCGGTTATCCCGATGGCGTACCGGAGCTGATCACGACCGCGCTCAAGCTCATGCTCGCCCCGCTCTATGACACGCGGGGCAACACGCCTGCCGTCGTGAGCGGTGTGGCCGAAGTGCTGCTCAATCACTTTTGGGTGGTCCACTGATGGACGCCGGCGAGTTCAAAAACCGCGTCCAATTCGAGCGGCTGGCCGACCAGGCACCCGATGAGCTTGGCAACGTCCAGGGCGCGCCCGATCCGGTGTCGGCCATCGAGCGCGCAGCCAAATTCATCCTGCGGCCCGGCAGCGAGGCCATGATTGCGGCCCGTCTGGCCGGTCGGCAACCGATGGACGTCATCGTGCGGTTCGACAGCCAGACCTCGCAGATCACGGCGATCGACTGGCGCATGACGGATGTGCGCACCGGCAAGGTCTACGCTATCCAGTCGGCTGCCGACATGCAGGTCGAGGGGCCGCGCAAATACATGACCTTCGGGGTCGAGGGCGGGGTGGCGCCGTGATCGAGCCGACCTACGCGCTGCAGGTCGCCATGACGGCAGCCTTGAAGGCAGGGCAAGGCGTCGGTGCGCCGCTGTTCGATCGGGTGCCGGTCACGACGCCTGACCCCTACGTGTCGCTCGGCGATCACCGGTTCGTGCCGGCAGCGGCCGACTGTCTCGATCGCCTCGGCGCGGTGCATTCCACGCTGCACGTGTTCTCGACCGCCTACGGCAGCAAAGAGGCGCGGGCCATCGCCGGCGCCATCATCGACCGGCTCGACCATGCCGTGATCGATCTCGGCCCGGATTGGGGCGCGATCGAGATCGCCTTCACCGGCTCGCGCATCGTGCCCGAACCGGACGGCAAGACCAGCCACGTGGTCATCACTTTTACGACGCTTCTCGATCCCGCCTAACCAGAGGGCCTTTCACCATGGCGATCCCGAAAACTCTACCCTTCAGCGCGTTTCAGGTCCTGATCGGCGACGGCGCGACGCCGGAAGCCTTCGTGTCGCCTTGCGGTTTCATGCAACGCTCTCTCGAATTCAAAGCAACCGCAACCGAGAGCATGGTGCCGGATTGCGACGATGAGGATGCGCCGTCCTGGCCGGTACGCGACATCAGCTCGATCTCGGCGACGGTGTCGGGGCAAGGCTTCATGTCGGTCGGAGCCGCAGCGCTCTGGCGTGAATGGAAGATGACTGGAGGCAAGCGGAATGTCCGCGTTGGCCCGGCCAACCAGACACTTGCAAACGGCGGCGGCTACTATTCCGGCGTCGCTGTCGTGACGAGCTGGAAGGGCGACGTGACCAAGGGCGAACGTGTCAAGTTGAACGTACAGATCGACAGCGACGGCCCGTGGGTCTGGGTTGCGGCGACCGCCTGATGGCCGCCGCGACCGACCTGATCGAAGATTGGGGCGATGGAACCTATCGGTTCGCGCTCCCGATCAAGCAGCTCGAAGAGCTGGACGATAAATGCGCCGCCGGACCGCTCACTGTGCTCAAGCGGCTGCTCGACGGATCATGGCGCGTGGTCGACGTGCGCGAGACAATCCGCCTCGGCCTGATTGGCGGCGGCCTCGACGCGGTCGCGGCCCTCAAGCTCGTGCGGCTCTATGTCGATGGTCTGCCGCTCGAGCGTGCAGTGCCGATCGCCGCCTTGATCCTCGTGACGGCGCTGCGAGGCCGCAAGATCAAGGCCGAGGATGACGCGGGAAACGCGACGGCAGCGACGCCCGCGACGGATCCGGTCAAGACCGGATCGGCTTCGCTGCCCTGAGACGCAACGCCGTGGTGATCGGCGTCAGTGCCGCCGACCTCGGCCGCATGACCCTCGGCGAATTTCAGGATGCGGTCGAGGCCTACAACGCCGCCAATGCCGACGAGACCAAAGCCGATCTGTCGCCGGCCGAAGAGGATGATCTGATCGCCATGATGGGACTCGAGTAATGGGTGAGCGGCAATATGGCGTCGAGGCGATCTTCGCCGGCGATCCGGTCCGGTTCGACCTACGGCCCGATCAAGCGTCGGTCGAAAGCCTGGAAGCCGCGATCGGCTCGCCCTTCGCAGCCTTCACGCGGTTTCGGGATGGCCTCTGGACCATCAGCGATATCCGCATGGTGCTCGGCCATGCCTATCCCGATGCTGTGCTGATGCAGGGCTTGACCCGTGTCGCAGCGGTCGACGCGGCGATCGTCGCCCGGCCGGCCGCCACCTATGCGCCGCTCGCCATCAAGATCCTGGAAGCCTTCCTGTTCGGCCTCGCGGCCGACCAGGTGCGGTTCGTCGAGGGGCCGGCTCTCTGATGTTTAAACCGACGCTCATCGGCATGGCGGCCTTGACCTACAAGGTTGCGCAATTCGGCCCGATCCGAAAGGCGCGCCTGCAGCGCAAGTTCGACCAGAAGGGTGCCGAGCTGGTCGAGAAGATCCGGGCGGCCGTGCCGGTCGACAAGGGTGCGCTGCGCGACAGCATCCGGGTCGAGCCGGGCAAAAAATATCCGGGCGTTCTCATCCTCGCCGGCGGCACCGCAGCGACGGCGCGCGGCCCGAACCTGGATGAGGCGTTGCTCACCGAATACGGCACCCGCAAGGAAGTGGCCGAGCCGTATTTTTGGCCGACCATCAACAACGAAACGTCCGCGATCCGCAGTGCGGTCGCCGATAAGTCCGATGAGGGTCGCGATGACTGATCTCTCCTTCAGCCTCGGCGGCGATATCAGCGCCTTCGAACGCGCCATGAACCTCGCTCTGACCACGGGCGCAAAAAGTGCCAATGGCCTGATGACCGTGTTCAAGGCCTCGTCCGACCGGATCGACAAGGAATTCGGCACGTCGCTGTCCGGCGTCATCGGCAAGGTGACGGGGCTCAATTCTGCCCTCGGAGCCCTGAAGGTCGCCGGTGGCGCGTTCCTGGCGTTCGAAGCACTCAAATTCGTGATCGACGAGACGAACCGGGCGGCCGAGGATGCGGCCAAGCAGCTGCAGAAGCTGGTCGATATCGGCAACAAGGCAAAAGACGCCAGTGTCGGCACGAGCTTCTTTCAAGGCTTCATCGGCCAAGCCAAAGAACTTGGGGTGGAGGCGTCGCAGCTCGAATCGGTGCTGACCTCGGCCCGTGACGCGTTCAAGACCAACATCGGCGAGGGAACCGGCGTCGCTTCGAGCACGGCGGGCGACCGTGTCCAGCAAAACGTGCTGGCCGGCAACCTACCGGCTTCGTCTGCCACGGCCCTCGCCCAAGCCGATACGGTCGAGGCCAAGACGCGCGTCATCATCGGCATGTTCGATCAGCTGCAGCAAAAGGGCGCGCTGCTGGCCGAATATGATCTCGCAAGCAAGATTTTCGGGCCGGCTTTCGAGACGGATCTGCGCAACGGCGGGGCGCAGCTCGAAGCCATGCGCGTGGCGCTCGATGGTATGGCGACGTCCGGCGGCGAGCGCGTGCTGTCCGAAACCGAGATCGCCAACGCGCAGCGCATCCAGGCCGAATATGCGGCACAGAACAAAGCGGTCGCGGATGCGTGGGCGCCGGTCGAAGAGCGCATCGCCGAATGGAAACAGGCGCAGCTTCAATCCATGGCTGACATGCGCGGTCTTTATGAGGATGTCATCGCAGCCGTGGGTCGGTGGGCGAGCGCCTTGGCCAATGTCGACAAATATATGTCGAGCATCGGCAATTCGTCGATCTTCAAAAACCTGGTGTCGGGCATGAACAGCCTCGGCCTGATCACCGATGCCGACATCAAGCGCCAGCTCGATGCCGGCAAGGCCGATGCTGACCCGAACGCGGCCCCGCCGCTCACGATCCGTCCCAAGCGCGACACGTCACGGTCGCTGCCGTCGTTGACGCCGGCGGCGTCGAGCGGTGGATCTGCGGCCAAGCCTGCCGACCCGGTCGACAATCTGATTAAGAGCCTGAACAAGAGCGCGGCGGCCGAGGCCGGCGAGGCTGCGGCGATCGGCAAAAACAACCAGGCCAAGCAGGAATCCATAGACCTCGCCAAAGCCGAGGAAGCCGCCAAAGAGCGCGGTACGGCTTTGACCGAAGCGGAGCGCGTCAAGGTGTTGGCGGCAGCCGACGCCTATAGCGCCGCCAAGAAGCAGATCGATGACTATAACCGGTCGCAGGAACAGGCCGGCGAACAAGCCAAGTTCGTCGGCAGCACGCTCGAGTCGGCGGTCGAAGGGATGGTCGTCTCGGGCAACACCTTCGCGTCGACCATGCAGAGCATCGCCAAATCGCTCGAGACCGCAGCCCTGAAGGCGGCTCTGCTGGGCGAAGGGCCGCTCGCCGGCTTGCTCGGAACGGCGCCGGCGGCGGGCGCGACGGGCTCGGCCAGCGTCGGCGGTTTGCTTGGCAGCTTGATCAGCGGCGTCGGCACCGGCGGTTTCCAAGGCTGGATGCCGAAGTTCGCCACTGGTCGCGTCGTCGGTCCGGGCGGCGGAACCTCCGACCAGGTGCCGGCCTGGCTGTCGAATGGTGAGACCGTGATCAACGCGCGCGCCTCGGCCGCCAATGCGCCGCTGCTCGAGGCCATCAACAGCGGTCAGCCGCTACGCTTGGCGCAGGGCGGGGTCGCCGGGCGCATCACGGCCGCGCCGGCGTCGTCGGGCAGTGGCGGCGATGTGAGTATCCAGGTCATCCACAATGCGCCGACTGCGCCGAAGGTGACACAAACGCGGGCGCCGGATGGCAAGCGCATGTTTCAGCTGATGTGGGAGGATGCGGCGGCCCATAGCTCGGCCACCAACGGCCACGGAACGCAGGCGATTGCCAAGCGCGCCGGTCTCGGGCGGGTCGGCTGATGGCGATCCCAGCCTGGCCGGCCGACGTGCCCTACACGCCGATGACGAGCGGCTTGACCCTCACCCAGCTCGCCAACCCGCTGCTGTCGACCGACATGAACGCCGGCACGACGCGGCAGCGGCGCAAATACACATTGCGCATCGCCGAGATGAAGCTGGTGATCAGGATGACGCCGGCGCAATTCGCGTCGTTCCACTCCTTCCACCAGGCGATCGGCGACGGCGCCGCGCGCTTCACCATGCCGGTCTGGAACGGCTCTGGCTACGTGACCCGCACGGTGCAGATCAAAGACCAGCCTGACATGAGCCCCTTGGCGTTTCGGGCGCGATCGGTTGGCTTCTCGCTGCGGATCGAAAATCTATGATCGAGGATTGGAACGCCGCATGGGCCGAGGCGCAAACGAACCCATCCGACAAGGCCGTGCCGATCTGGTCGATTGAGCTGATCCATCCGGCTTTCATCCAGAACGGTCAGCAGATCTCGATCCGAGTCACGAACGATAATCAGGATCAAGATCTGCCGCTCGAGGATGCGGCGCCGCTCAATCCCGGTGAGACCGTCACGTTCCTGAGTGTCCCGTTCGACACGCCGTGGTTCGAACAGCGCGACGGGCAGGTGTCCAGCCTCAACATTCGGATCGACAATGTCGGGCGTGAGCTGATGCCCTATCTCGATGCCGCCATGGTGGTGAATGCCGCGCTGCAGGTGATCTTCCGCTGCCATCTGATCGACATGGCGACCGGGGTCATCTCGCAAGGGATGGGGCCGATCTCGGTCGATCTGCGCCAGGTGAGCGTCAATGAAAGCTATGTCGAGGGCGTCGCCAGTCCGGCCGATCTCGTCAACCTGCAGTTCCTTCGCGTCATCTATGACACCGAAAATTATCCGGCTCTGTCGCAATGAACCGCCGGGCCACCATCACCGCCTGCCTCGGCAAGCCCTATCGGGCTGGCGCGGTCGGGCCTGACGCCTTCGATTGCTTCGGCCTGGTGACGCACCTGGCCGGCGCGTTGCACGGCATCACGGTGCCGCGCGACGGGGCCGGCATCCTCCGCGCTCGCCGGATCTTTGCGAGCATCGCCATGCCGATCGATGGCGCGATCGTCATCATGGGCGCGAGTGAGCGTCACGTGGGTCTCTGGCTCGCACCCGAAAGCGTCGTGATCCACGCGATCGAGCGGCGCGGTGTGGTGATCGACGATCTGCAAACCCTGTTGTTCAGCGGCTTTGGCCGACCGAGGTTCTTCGCCCGAAGGTCTTGCATCCAACGATGACCCGTCCTCTCCGCACCATCGAGCGCCGGCATGCCTTTACGGGCACGCGGATCGCGGTCGCACGTCCGATCAAGGGCGATACGATTCGGGCTTTCGTCACCCGCGAAGGTCTCACGGCTGGTCTGCCGACCATCGTGGTGGCGCGCGTTCGCGGCGAGCTGCGGCCCGTCATGCAGGCGGATTGGGATCGCCCCATTCGCACACGGGACCGTCTCGTGCTGCTCTCCGCACCGCAAGGCGGTGGCGGCGCCGGCGGCGGTGGCGGTGGATCGGGGCAGGTCGGCACGATCGTCGGCCTGGTGGCGCTGCTGGCCATCGCCGGGCCGCTTGGCGGCGGTGCGGCTCTCGCCGGTTTGGTGGGTCACGGTCTCACCGCCGGACTGGCCTCGGCCTTCATCGTCGGCGGCGGCTCGATCCTGTTGAGCCATTTCCTCGGCGCAGGTCGGCCGAAAGCGGATGCGCCGGAATATTCGATCAACATCACGTCGAACCAGGCGCGCTCTCAACAGCCGGTGCCGGGGCATTATGGCCGCCTGAAGTTCCTGCCCGATCTCGCGGCGCCGATCTACACCGACTATTCCGGCATCGTGCAGGTGTTGCACGGCCTTTATTCGCTCGGCGTCGGCTCCTTTGATCTCGAGGAAATCGGCATCGGTGCCGAGGCCATGTGGACGGCGACGGACGGCGTTCTCGACGCCTTCGAGGGCAGCCTCAAGATCGAGCATGTCGAGCCGGACGCCAATTGCACGTTGTTTCCGGTCAACGTCTACACGGCGCCCGACGTGACCGGCCAGACCATGCCGGATCCCTATGGGACCAAATACCCGGACGGCTCGGTCAGCATCGGCCCGAACGGCGAAGGCCAGGTCAACGCCGGCGGCCCGCACACGCTCGGCCCCTTCATTGCGGTGCCGCCGGGCGAGACGGCGATCAACTTCGCGGTCGATTTCATCTGGCCGAGCGGCCTCTATAAGATTGGCGGGTCATCCGGCCAGCAGAAGTCGGCCGATTGCGAAATCGAGCTGTTCTATCAATATATCGACGACCAGGGTCATCCGCTCGCCAACCCGGTCAAGATCCTCGACAAGACCTATGTCTACAACAGCAAGGTCGCGGTCCGCGTCACCGAACAATTCTCGATCCCGACCGCCGGCCGCATCCAAGTCTTTGCGGCCCGTATCGTGCTGCAGAGCCGCACGGAATATACCGACACGGTCACATGGGCGGGTCTCAAGGCCTATGTGATCGGCCCGAATGCGGTGCCTTATGCGTCGCGGCTGGCGATCCAGCTCGTCGCCGATAATCAGGTGTCGAGCGTCTCGAGCCAACAGATCTACGTCATCGCGACGCGCAAGATCCCGGTCTATGACGCGGGCACGGGTCAGTTCGTGGTCGAGGCGACCCGCAATCCGATTTGGGCCGCGCTCGACGTCTGGCACAATGCCGATTACGGCGGCAACCTGCCGCTCGACCATATCGATCTGCCGACCTTTGTCAGCCTCGCGGCAGCCGCCGACACGCGCGGCGACACGTTCAATTATCGCTTCACGGCGCAGATGACGGTGCTCGAGGCGATCGAGACATGCCTGCGCCCGATGCTGACCACGGCGGTTTATCTCGGCGATCGGCTCTCGGCCGTGCGGGATGAGCCGCGCGGTTTTCCGTCCCTGATGCTGACCGATTTCGAGATCCAGCGCGGCTCGCTGGACATCGGCTACACGCTCAAGGATGCGCAGACGTCCGATGGCGTGATCCTGCAATATATCGACGAAGAGACGTGGAAGTCGGCCGAGGTGACCTCGCGCGAGCCGGGCGTCATCTTGCTGCAGCCGACCCGCATCACACAGAACGGCAACACCAATCGCCGGCAGGCGACCGATGTGGCGCGCTACCATGCGGCCGTGAACAACTATCGCCGCAAGACCGTGACGCTCACGGTCGAGGGCGATGGCTATGTGGCGCGTCGCGGCGCGCTCGTGAGCGTCACCAGCGAGTTGCCGCAGACGTGGGGGCAGTCGCTTCGGGTCGAGGCGATCGACAGTGTGAACGACATCCTGACCACGTCGGCGCCGGGGGATTGGTCCGCGTCGGGGTCCTACTACGTGAAGATCAGGCAGCCCGGCGCCGGCGTCTTCGGCCCGGTGGCGTGCCGGCGGGGCGACAATGACAATGCGATCGTGCTCGATGCCGCCGATCGCGCGCGGGTCGAACAGCAGCTGGGTATCTCGTGGCTGGATGCCGCGTCGCGTGATCCGCTCGAGGAACCCGCGTCGCTTGAACTCGGCGTCGGTACCTCGATCGCGTTCGAGGGCCTGGTCAATGCCATCACGCGCGGCGATCGAGAAAATCTCTTCAAGTTGGAATTGGTGCTCGACGCGCCAGAGGTCTATGCGCGTGACGGCGCGATCGATCCGCTGCCGACGCCATCGCCGCTCGTATTGCTCAAATTCCCTGGCGCGATCGCCGGTCTCAACGCCTCTTTGAAGCAATCCGGCACCTCTATCATGCTCTACGCATCCTGGAACCCGGAACCGGTGTCGGTCAGCTATACGGCGCAGATCTCTTACGACGGCAAGTCGTGGCAGGTCGTCTATGCGGACGGCGATCTCTGCGGCTTCTCGGCCGGGCCGGTCGCGCCAAGCGATTGCCTGTTTCGCATTCGAGGCAAAGCCGCCAACGGGGCAAGCGGGCCATGGTCGCAGATCGCGCTCACCTCACCGGACCTGACGCTGTCGCCGGCGAGCCTCGGCTATGGTGTCGGCTTCGATGATCTTTTGCCGGGGCTTCTCGATGCGGTGACTTTTGCGCCGTTGCAGGCGCTCAGCGACGGGATCGACGCACAAGCCATCATCAAACAGACGGTGCTCGATCCGCTCTCCGCCGTGACGGCGCTCACGCCGGTCCAGCAGCAAATCAATCTTGCGGCCAATGCCGTGACGATCGAGCAATATGAGCGGGTCGAGGCCGATACGGCGATCGTCGGCTATGCGATCGGGGTGCAGGCCAACGTCGACACCAACCAGGCCAGCGTCCTCCAGCAATTCGAAGCGCAGGCCGACACCAACCAGGCCGTCGCCACCGCCATCACGACCGTCAAGGCGGCGACCGACACCAATGCGGCCTCGATCGTCTCCGAGACGCAGGCGCGCACGACGGCCGACAGCGCGACGGCGTCGAGGCTCGATGCCCTGACCGCAACGGTGGGTGGCAACACGGCCGCCATCACGTCCGAAAGCCAGACGCGGGCGACGGCCGACAGCGCCACCGCAACCCAACTCACCGGCCTCACCGCCACGGTGGGTGGCAACACCGCCGCGATCTCGATCGAAAGCCAGACGCGGGCAACAGTCGATAGTGCGACTGCGACGCGGCTCGACACCTTATCGGCGTCGGTCGGAGGCAACACGGCTGCGATTACAACGGAGTCTCAAACGCGGGCGACCGTCGACACCGCCACGGCCACGCGGCTCGACGCCTTGTCGGTATCGGTCGGCACCAACACCGCCACGGCCACCAGCATCCAGCAAGCCTATACGACCGCCGATGCGGCGATCTCCAGCCGCATCGATACCCTCGAAACCACGGTCGGCGGCAATTCGGCGGCGATCTCGAGCGAGGCGCAAGCCCGCGCGACTGGCGACTCGGCTGTTGCGGCGCGGGTCGACTCGCTGTCCACGACCGTGGGCGGCAATATGGCCAACATCTCGACCCTCCAAGCCTCTAGTAATGGCGTGTCGGTCCAGTATGGCGTCATCGGCACGATCGACGGGCAGACCGGCGGCTTTATCTTCACGGGCGTGCGACGTCTCGACGGCTCGGTCGCCTATAATATGGCCATCAAGGGCGACGTCATGGTCGACGGCACCTTGTCGGCCACCAAGATCGTCGACCTGTCGATCGGCAACAGCAAGATCGCCGGCAGCGCGATCTCAAATTCAGTGTTCACACAACGCGGAGACACGAACGACACCGTGAGCGCGCAGATCACGGTCGATGACGGCGCGGTGCTGTCGGTCAACTTCAGTGCGCAGATCTCGTCGACGCTCGGCAGCGGCGCCAACAACACCGACTATATCGCGGTGATCTACCACTATTATTTGGACGGGACGCAGATCTACAGCGCGCTCGTTTTTCAGTCGAAGACTGGCGTCCTGCTGCTCAACACGGGCAAAGAGATCCAGTTCGGCGTTGCCGCCGGCACCCACACGATCGATTGCCAGATCGAGATCCAACGTCAAGGCGGCGTGGTCCAAGTGAGCAATCTCACGTCCAGCATCCAAGCCCTCAAGAGGTAGAAACCATGGATATCTCAACCGTCGAATTTTCGGTCTACGACAAGGTCACGGGACAGGTGACCGTCTCCGGCACGACCCAAAAGGTGAATGCGAGCTTCCACGTCCAGCCGGGACAGGCGCTTGTCTACAAGTGGCTGAAGGGGACCGAGGACTATATGGACGTCACGTCCCAGCCGATGCGGCCGAAAATGCGTCCGGCGCTGCCGGGCTTCGACAAACTGACCATCAAGGCGGACGGCACCGATGCCGCCACCATCGTGCTACCGGACGCCATGACGGTGACGATCGACGGGCTGCCGGCGCAGCACGAGGCCGGGCCGCTGGCCTTCAAGGCGGATTCGCCCGGCGCTTATATCGTGTCGATCACGCAGTTTCCCTATCTCGACTTCTCGGCCGTCATCACGGCCACCTGACCTATGGGAACCATCCTGGCCACGAAGAACAACCCGGCGGGATGGGCCGACCTCCGGGCCGAGCGCGATCGGCGTCTCGCCGCCTGTGATTGGACCCAGATGGCGGATGCGCCGCTCGATGCCGCGACACGCGCCGCATGGGTGGCCCACCGCCAAGCCCTGCGTGACATGACCGCCGTGGACCATATCGGCCGAGCGGTCTGGCCGGTCCAACCCGCCAAGGCCTGACGGCCACCACTGACCTTTCATCACGGGTCAACGCCGCGCGGGTCCGTCCGCACGACGCGAACCTGTGCGCGCAGAACCGGGGATTTCATGCAGCTGCAGCGATCGTTGCCGACCTACACGGCCGGCACCATCACGGGCACGATCGGTGACACGGTTGTGTATGGAACCGGCACGACCTGGTCGAGCACCGATGCGTCCGGCGCCGTCACCTATAGCGTCGGCGCCTATGACGATCTGCTGGTCTCTCCCAACCGGCCCATCAAAATCAAGTCGGTCGATAGTGCCAGCCAATTGACCCTGGTCGAGCCGCTGCCGTTCGGCTTCAATCCCGGTACCGCCTACAGCATCATCCAGAACACGCCCTCGGCCTCGGCTGCGGTCATGGGTCTGATGCAGCAGATCGCCGGCCAAGGCTCCGACAAGACACCGGATGCCTATCGCACCTTCGACAATGGTGTCAGCCGGCTGCAGATCGGCTTCGGCAGCGACGGCAAAATCAACTTCCTGGTGCGACCGACCGCCGGCACCGACGCGGATTTTAAAACCTCGCTGGTCATCGATCCGGCCACCGGCACTGTTTCGGCAGCCGGCCTGATGGCTGGCGGAGGCGGTGGCAGCTTCAACACCGTGCGGGCGACGGTCGGCCGACCATCCAACAGCATCGGCGCGAGCGGCGACTTCGCCATCGATCCGATCAACCAGTTGATCTACGGCCCAAAGGCGCTTTCGGCTTGGCCGGCCGGCATCAGTCTGCATGGCGCCGATGCCGATCCGACCCTGCTGAACGCCGCGACCTCTGCGGCCTCGGCCTCGGCGGGGTCGGCCGCGACCAGTGCTACGAGTGCGCAAGCCAGCAACGCCGGGTCGGCCACGCAAGCGCAAGCGGCCCTCGGCCAGGCACAGAACGCCCTCACCTTCGCCAACAATGCCAATGCCAGCGCGGTTGCGGCGGCCGGCTCGGCCGGGACGGCTACGACGCAGGCCGGACAAGCGACGACCTCCGCGTCGGGCGCTGCCAGCTCCGCCTCGAGCGCAGCCACCAACAAGGCCGCGACCGACGTCAACGTCACGGCCACGGCCGCCAATGTCGCCACGGCGGCGGCTTTCGCCGCGGCGGCCGGCTCGGCCGCGCTCACCTACGACACCTATGCGCAGCTTGCCGCCAACCTGACGCCGGTGAATGCCGCGTCCGCCTATGTGGTCAATGACGCGACCGCCAACCTCGGCCTCTATGTGAAGTTGGGCGCAAGCGGCGCGGGCTCGTGGATCAAGAAGTCGACCACGACCTTGCCGACGCTCGATGCCCGCGTCGCAACGATCGAGACCGGGATCGTGGTGTCGCCCTACATGGGCGTCGGGGCTTACGATGTGGTGTGGGGCGTCGTCGACGACGCGAGCGGCAATCTGGCGCTTGGCGTCGATTCGACCGGCGCGTTCCTTGGTTCGGCGCCGGCCAAACTGATCGCCGGCCTGGTGACGCTCACGGCCTACAACACCCGCGTCGGCGCCGTCGAAACCCTCGCCGGCAGCAATGCGACCGCCGTCACCAGCATGAGCGTGACCCTCAATGCGCTGACGCCACGCGTCACGGCGCTTGAAGCGGCTCTGCCGCTCAGCCAGCCTTACATGGGCGTCGGCACCGATGTCGTGTGGGGCGTCGTCGACGATGCCGGACGGCTGGCGCTCGGTCTCGATTCGGCCGCCAACCTGGTCGGCGCTGCAGCCGGATCTCTCGTCACGGCGACGGCTCTCAACACCCGTGTCAGCCCGCTCGAGGCCATCGCGCCGATCGCGACTCCCTATATGGGCGTCGACAATAACGGCGGACCGGGCGACGTGCTGGCCGGCTGGGTCGACGATAGCGGCCAGCTCGGCTTTGGTCTCACGCGCGACGGACGCCTGGTCGGCAAAGCGGCCGATAACCTGCGGGCCGAGGCCAAGCCGGTGCCGATCGTCGGGCTCGGCGGCGTCGCCTATACCAAGACGGTCAACGGGCATGCCACCGGCTTCGTGACGACCGGCGCCGGCGAGGTCCAGGTTACCGATGGCAGCTTCGACGTCGTGGCGATCGGGACGTTCGGAACCTCGGTCAAATATGCCTCGGCCCGTGACGGGACGTTGAAGCTCTGGCGCGTCTCGCTCAATGGCGGCACGCATATCAAGAGCGTCGACGACACGATTCGTCACGTCATCGGCTACGGCCAGTCCAACGGCACGATGTTCGGCCTGCCGGGCGGCTATACCGGCTCGCTCACCACGGCGGCGCCTCGGCCGAACCGGGCGCTGCAATGGTATGGCGGCGACTTCCCGCAAGGCACCGCCGGCGCCGTCGTGCAGCCGGCCGCGCTGGCCTATTTCGTGGATCTCGGACTGACCGCGAGCGGCGCCGCGCTGGTCATGGAGGGCAACGAATACGGCTTTGCCGACGTGCTCACGGCCGGCTCACCGCTGACCTATCTGTTCTCGGGCCACAGTGTCGGCGGCTACAGCTATCCGCAGCTCCGCCAAGGCACACAGCCCTATGGCAACATCCTCGCCTCGGTCACGGCCGCCAAGGCGCAGGCGACCGCGCTCGGCATGACCTACGCGGTCGACTGCGTGACCTTCAAACACGGCGAGTCCGACGAAGCCAACCCGAACTATTACGCCGATCTGATCGAGTTCGAGCGGACCATCAACACCGACCTGAAAGCCATCTCGGGTCAGAGCGCCGCCATTCCGATCTGGATCACGCAGGTGGCCAATTGGACCGCGCTCGGCGGCACCGTGGCGAGGTCCGCCCTGGCGCAACTCGCGCGGCATGAGGATCAAGCCGGCTTGCGCCTGGTCACGCCGACCTATCACCTGATCTATAACAACGGGCCGGCGCCGGGCGACAAGATCCACATCCCGGCCTATGGCATCCGCTGCATCGCCGAGAAGTTCGGTCAAGCCAAGCTCGTCGGGATGAGCTGGAACCCGCTTCGGCCGGTGTCGATCGTCGCCTCCGGCGCCACCATCACGGTGTCGTTTGTCGGGTGCACCGGGGCGCTGCAGTTCAACGTCTATGACGCCACCGCGAACCCGAACGGTGTCTCCGATCCATCCTCGATCAATGCCAAGGGGTTCGAGTTCTTCGACGGCGCCGGCGGCTCGGCCACGATCGCCTCGGTCGCGCTGAGCAGCGACGCCACGCAAGTCATCGTCACGCTGTCGGGGGCGCCGACCGCAGGCGCGCAGCTCGCCTATGCCTATACCGGCGTCGCCAACAATGCCGGCGGCCAGAACAGCGGCCCGCGCGGCTGCCTCTGCGACAGCGACCCGACGCTGCCGAGCGCCATCATCCAGGCCTACCGGGTCAGCGCGCTCGGCCAGACGGCGCAGCGCGCCGCCGACCCGCTGGTGAATTGGTGCGTCGTCTTCAAGAAACCCATCACGCTTTCATAAGGACGCAGCATGTCGCGCCAACTCATCAAGCTCGCCGGGGTCAACTTCTCCGGTACCGGCTTCACCACGATCGCGCCGAGCGCCTATGAGCTGGCGATCAACAAGATGGCCGGGCTGCGCTTCTGGCTGTCGCCGGAGGCGCGGTTCGAAGGCATCGGCTCTGGAAAAGGCTTGCGCGACCGCATCAGCCTGATCGACGGCCAGCAGTTCAATGCCTACGGCTACGCGCTCGGCGCCTCGCTCAACGGCCAGCCCTCGCTCAACATCGCCTATGTCGGGTCGCCGAGCTTCACGCGCCAGGCGGTCGTCTTCTCCGGCCTGAGCCTGGCGTTTTTGGCGGCCGGCTACACCAAGGTCGTGGTCGCACTCGAGACGGCGGCGGCGGCCAACTACATGCCGTTGATCGCCAGCAACGATAAGGTGTGCGACCTGACGATCGGCTACAACGGACGCGTCGAAATCAATCACGGCACCGCGACAGCGAACAACAGCTACTCGACGGCCGCCACCGACTATCGCGGCGCAGCTCACGTCTTTCTGCTGTCGTGGGACGCAACCACCAACGTGCCGGTGCTCGAGGTCGATGGTGTCGCCAAAGCGCTCGCCTTCCCAACGATCGCGGCTCCGGTGCCGGCTTCAATCACCAAGCTCGGCGTCGGCGGGATCGACACCGGCGCCAACCAGTTCGGGACCGGCTCGATCGGCGAGTGCTTCATGTTCGATCGACCGCTCACCTCGACCGCCAATCTGCAGGCGAAGTTCGCGCTCTACGCACAGTTGAACGCGAAATACGGCTTCACGCTGCCGACCGCGTGATCGGTCAGAACAAGTCGGCCAGCCGCAAACCCAACAAATCCGCAATCTGAACGAAGCGCCCGACGCTCATGCGGTTCGTTCCTTTCTCGTATTTCTGGACCTGCTGAAACGACACGCCGAGGCGTAGCGCGAGAACTTTTTGCGAAAGGCCTTTCGCAAGGCGGGCGTCTTTGACCAGCTTGGCTGCATGCCGGTCGATCGCCGTCATATCTTTGGGCTGGGACATCGAAGCCCTCCTACTCGTGCGCTCAGATAGCAATTTATGGTTGTGCTCGCGCTTCTGCAACCCACCCGCCGAAAGGATCTCACATGTCCACCGACCCCCCTCGGAACGCGGATCCGCGTCCGGGCGCCTGGAGCAATCTGCTGCGTGACGGCGAGTTCGTCGAGCGCCGAACGGAATTGCTCGATGGCTTGGTCGAACTGATCGAAAGCTGCAGCTGCGCCCCGCCGGGCCCGTGTGACTTTCCGCGCTGTCCACGCCGGCCGCTCCCCACCAACCCGCCATCAGGCCGCCCTCGAGGCGGCTTTTTCAATGGAGATCCCGATGATTGATCGAGCCGCTTTCTTTGACACGGTCAGGGCCTCGCTGTTTGGCGGCTGGCTGTCTTCCTTCCAGGTCGAGGGCATGACGCTGATCCTCGACGAATGGGAGCGGCGCAAGCTGACCGACACGCGGCATCTCGCCTATGCGCTGGCCACCACCTTCCACGAGACGGGCGCCAAGATGCAGCCGGTGCGAGAGGGTGGCGGCGAGGCCTATCTGAAAGCCAAGCCATACTACCCATGGGTCGGCGAAGGCTTGGTGCAAGTCACATGGGAGGTCAACGCTCGCAAGTTCGGCGCGACCAAGCCAGGCGACTGCATGTCTTGGCCGGTGGCGCTCCGGGCGCTGTTCGACGGCATGGGACAGGGTCTCTTCACAGGCAAGAAGCTGTCCGACTATTTCAACGCGACCGTGAACGATCCGGTCAATGCGCGCCGCATCGTCAACGGCATCGACAAGGCCGAGGTGATCGCCGGCTATCACCGGTTGTTTCTGCTGGCGATCGGCGCGACCGCGCCTGCCGTGACAGCGACGCCTGCCCGTTCGAACGCCGCTGTTCCGGTCGCTCCGCCGCAGCACATCGACAAGCTCGCGCCAACCCTGGCCACGAGCACATGGGGCGATTGGCTCAAATCCACTTTCTTCAAGAGGGCCGCATCATGACGCCTGCCATCACCGAAGCGCTGTGGGTGCTGCTCCGCTATGTCGTGGCCGCACTCTTGTTCAAACTCGCGACCTACGGCTGGATCCACGTCGGCGACATCGCGGACCTGGTCGGCCCGATTACCACGATCGTAAGCGGCGCGATCGGCTTCGTCGTCATGGCGCTCTATGCGGTCTGGCGGTCGAGGCCGTGGGCGAAGATCCGTGACGTCGCGGCCATGCCGGGTGTGGCTGCGATCGTGACCACGCCTGCCATCGCCACCGCGCAGCCGAGCGACAAGGTCGTCGCGGCTCCGCCGGCGGCGCCGTGATGTGGGGCCTTATCACAAGCCTGCTTGGCACGGTCGCGTCCGGCATTGTCGGGCCGATCGCCAACGTCCTGATCAAGAAGCAGGACACGACCCTCGACGGCTTCAAGGCGGCAGGCGGTTACGATCTCGAGGCGTTCAAAGCCGCGACCGCACATGAGGAAGCCATGGCGCGGCTTAAGATCGAGGCGAACGCCTGGTGGGGACCGCGCCTGCTCTACATGATCGTTGGCGGATCGATGGCGCTGCACGCGTCGGGCGTGGCGCTCGACAGCACCTTCACGTTCGGCACCGGGCATTATGGCAACCTCGGCATTCCGCCGCTGCCCGGCGTCTATGCCACCTTCGAACAATGGGTCGTGGCGTCTCTCTTCGTTGTCTCGACGGTCGGGCAGATCCCGAACGCCGTGGCGGCCTGGTTGCGGAAGTGAGGCCGGCATGAAGAACGAAAGCGCCTACCCAGACCGGCTGATCGAGTGGCAGTTCGCTGTCATGATGGCAGCATGGGGATGCTACCTGCTGCTGCCGATGCGGACCTTCGACAACCCGCAATATGCAGTTCTGGCCACCATCGCGCCCGAAGAAATTTGGGGCCTCTTCGCGATCGCGATCGCGGCCGTCCGGGCGACGGCCGTTTACATCAACGGGTCATGGCGGCGCACGCCGGCCATCCGCTGCGCCTGTTCGGTGCTTGGCGTGATTTGGTGGCTCTCGATGACCTTCCTCGTGTTGGCGGCGTCGCAACCGCATCCGCCGCCGGCCGGGGTGATCTGGTACCCGGTTTTCGTCGTGTTCGAAGTGATCTCGTGCTGGCGCTCTGCGGCTGACGCTTTCCACAGCAAGGCGTTTCGACTGAAGGCGGGTGGGGGCCGTGCATGATGACGGTTGATCAGATCGCTGCAGGCCTCGCCGCGATCGTTGGCGGCGGCGGATTAAGTGCCATCATCGTTGCGACCTTCGCTTACCTGACGGAGGCCAGGAAGGGCAGGAAGCCGAGCGACGGAACGCTCACCATGGCGATCGGGGAGGGGTTTCAGAGGGGCAAGTGGGATGAGGTCGCGGCCAGCCATCTTGGCCTCATGGCCTATGCGATGGTCAAGCTGGTGGCGATCAAAGAGGTCGAGGCCGAGGAAACGATCCAGGATCGATCGTTTCACGACCGCGTCGGAGCAAAGATCGATCGGCTGGTGATCGATGCGTTGCGGGCGGAGATGGGGAGGAGGGGTAAAGCTTCGATTTATGCATAAGCAATAAGCTCCCTTTGTCACTTACGCTAGCGTGGTCTGACCGAAATAGATCATTAGTCTGGGATCTAAACCTTCTCACACCAAACACCGTGGAATCAGCCGATGTATAGAGATAAATACGTTCTAGCTAGGCGGTTACACCAATATTTTAATTGTAGCTTGCGAACTCTCTTCGTAGCACAGCGAGTACTTCTCCAAAAATCTCTCTTATATTGCCTTTCTGAAATCTAATTTGCTGCAAACCCGCTATATTGCTGAACTCGGTTGTTCCCTCTTCGAGAATAACAATGGCTCGTCGAAATCCTAATTTGCCTTGAAACAGTCCAGTTTCATGCACGACGTTCTCACGAGCATGTATGTGGCCACGCTGATCAGTGTCCTCTCCTGTATGAACCAAGAGCGCCAAGGAAGCTCGGGCCGAAAGATCCGCAAGGACTTCTTGAATCGTAAAGCCGGCTCTGGCGCCCGTTTCATAGGCCGTGACCTTGACACCGTGCTGGTCCTGTAAATGGTCTTTAAGATCGCGCCAAAGGCGGCTTCCACCGTGGCCGATAAAGACTTCTACATTTTTCAGCACCAAATCAGCAGGAAGTTTGCTTTCTTTGTGTTTAGCTTCAAAAAAGTGCAACAAACTTTCGGCGCTAGAAAGATCATCAAAACCTTCAAAAGAGGTATATAGTTCATTTCTGCTGTATCTCAAGCTGATATAAGATGACTCGTCAGAAAATCCAGTGAATGTAAAATAATGCGACGAAAAACAACGTTTTCTAGTATCTTTGTCAGGACTTACCACAGAAGTATAGCTGTCGTTTTCAGCAAAATTACAGCTATATTTTGATATTTTTCTCCCCGTTTTTTCTGATATTGACTCAAATTTTTCTATCATACTTTCAAATACATCTGATTGAAATCGAACTCTATCAAATTCTTTTTGCTTACCATACATTTTATGTGCCCCGAATGCGACAAGATGTTAAGTTGATATCTAGTAGGTTCAGCAATTCGATGAGACATCAAACTAGATTTTGGCAAAATGTATATTTGACGCATGCCTGATCAAAATGCATTACTTCTCAAAGCTTTGCCACTAGGTTATCAACAGCGTCAAGGCAATTGACTCGGTACGGCTCATTGACCTCCACCCTGTGACCCCCAATGTTTTGTTTCCCGGCAGTAAGCCGGCTGAACGGAAGGCCTTTGGCAAATGCTACTACGCCTGTAGTCTGGAAGTCTCGTATATCAACTGTTCCGTCGACAACATTCGTGAAGGTAAAATACTGCGGGTGGCTTGCGCAAAGAGTGGCTATGTCGTTTTCAATCGCCCGTAGTACTGCAGCGTAGGCGGATGCTGACCCCATGTACTGAGTAATGCGGTTCTTCGCGATTAAATGCACCTGTGGTAGTTGCCGATGAGCTGTTCTAAGCTTTGTGCTAAATGCAAAAACGGCGTAAATCGGTGATGGCAAGCTCAATCCGTAAATCAGCGATAGTGCATTCTGAACCGCACGCCGCGACGAATCATCCGCCATAACAGGCAGAACTATTCGATCTACAGATGCTAGGGCAATTTGAGTATACAAAGAAAAACTAGGGTTGCAGTCGACAAAAACAGCGTCGAATTCATTATTGATCTGATTTAGGAAGTCATTCAGCCAATCAATCACCGCAATCCATGTATCTACGCCAGGAACTTGGTTGTTAGACAATGTATTGATCGCGTTAGATTGCAGCTCCAACATTGGGTCTCCACAAACTAACGAAATATTCCTAGGTATTGCCGCATTCTGCGCATGCGGTTGCATGATATAATCATGAGCGCGAAACACTGGTGGAGTATACGGCGAAGGTAGACGGATCTGAAAATAGCCGCCGATGCTGCAGCGAGGGATTTGCCCCTGCTGCGATATCAGCTTAGCGGCACCACCGTTCGTCATTCCCCCGAGAAGCAATTCGGAGATGTTAGCCTGAGGGCACATGTCGATCACAAGCACCCTGTGACCCGGATTCAATTCAGCGTATCGTGTGATCGCTTGGAAGGCGAGGCTGGTTTTACCTGTGCCTCCTTTATTGTTCCAAAATGCATACTTAACCATGGGCATGATTTTCCAGCCAGACTTTTAAGACGTAGAACCGTCTTTTTATGACCTTATATCGTCCGAAACGGACAGGTCAATGTCTATTTTTGCATTCCGTTCGTGAGCAAATGAGTGCGGCTTATTGTCCCGAAACTCGGACGTTCCTTTTACAGATACGATGTAAAGCGTTGATATTAAACGATGAGAAAACTCGGGCTTTTACTTCTATGCCTCTGAAATAGCCTGCAGAGTTCCCGCCTTTTAATCAGAGGGTCATGGGTTCGAGCCCCATCGCGCTCACCATATAAATCAAACACTTAAGTCTCTGATTGGTGTGACCGTAAAGACCGTTTTACAGGTCGTTTTACAGTCGGTGTTCCCGATCTCTTCTTCTCGAGCCTGTCG